GTTATTGATGAAGATAATAACTTAGAGGACTTAAGTGAAGGTCGTGCTGTTGTTGACACAACTCCATCCTCTGTAAACACAGATGAGGATGAAGAAGATGCACTTAGCTATTTTGCAAAATTAGCTGAAAATTAGAAAATACCCCGAAAAAAATTCGGGCCATTTTTTACGCCAGAGGTCGCTCAAAACGGCCTCTTTTTTTATGGCGAAATTAGTCTTGGATTCTCTGTTATTTTTAGTTTATCATTTACAAATTGTCTAGACTCTTTATATACCATGATATTTTCAATGTCTCTAAAGAATGTGTCTAAAAGTTGTCTTTTCAATATGTTGATATTTCTTTTTTTATCATTTTCATCTGTTTCATGTTGAAGAAAGGAAACTGAAGTTATTTCTGATTTTGTAGTTGTGACGCCTCTATCAACATATGTCATTGAGTGATCTGAATCTACATATAAACCAGCTGGTTGTATTAAGTTGTTAGCAGAGTCTCTTATGACTTTTGTTTCATAATGATGAATATTCGTTAGTTCCTGAGTTGTGTATTTTTGATTTAGATAAGTTAAAAAATCTTGACTTCCCATTGGCCATTCATCTCTTACATGTACAATATTGTTTGTAGTCAATATAACCCAATCTAAAGCAGAATCTCCATAAAAATTATATGCAACTTGATCAGGTCTTTCATCACCTTGCACTGAGTATTTTTCAAAATTGACAAGACTACCATAAACGTCATCACGCATTACTGCTCTTTTGAAAAGATTCTTAACTATCTGATAATCATAAGCAGATTTTCTATCATTTTGTAATGATGGATAGTTTAAATTTGGTAATTTCTTAAAATAAGAATTTGGTGAACTTCTGTATGCCATTTTAATATCCTACTGTGCCTACTAGTCCGTCTTGATTTTGATCTGATGCATAAATTGGTCTTAATTCAGCAAAGTTCAAACTCATTTTAAGTGCAACTGGTTGAGAGTCTTGATAAGCAGACCAATAACCACTTGGAGCATAGTCAACTGCGACTGTTCTTAGCGCCAAACCGCCTGGACTAAATCTATTTACAGTTTTTAAAACATCGCCTGGCCTTGTTCCATTTTTATATTCCAATTTGAATACATCAGGAGTTTTAAGGAAAGTTGCATCATTAAATTTAGGAGCCATTCCTGATTTAAAGAATCTAATAATTCTTCTGATTTCTTCACCCTCTTTCTTACTTCTTGCGATCATTAAAAAATCAAAGTTAAAATCTCTTAGAACAGGGCCTTGAAATAATAACTCTGCATTAGGATTTAAAACTCTTCCACTTGTTCTTGCTAAAAACTGGTCTTGTGACACCGTTTGTCCAGTAATTCTTGCAAGATTTTCTGCTACCACTGCGTTTCCGAGAGCACTAGTCACTCCTGTAAATCTTTGAAATAATTTACCACCCCTTTGAGCTCTAGCAGTTATCTGTTCAACAGCTTTTTTATCCTGTTCTTCAGCGTTTATTCCTTCTAATTTTGAAACTCTATTACTACCTATTTTTCCAATTATAGCTTTACCCTGTTCAGCTCCTTGAACTGCTGTCAAACCAAATATATTTAATTCACTCTCTCCCCATTCGCATCCGTTTGTATCAACCACTTTTGGCATCGGCAACAGAACACTTCCGTAATATTTATTACCTATCATTGAACCACCTTCCTCTATTCTTTGTAATTTAACTGGTTCAACTCGATCTTCGGGGTCTGCAAAAATATTAGCAAGTCTATCGCCAATAGAAAGTCTCGTGCTTACAGTGTTAACATTAATAGGTTGAGATCCTTGAACACGATCAGGGGTTCTTGTTTCTTCTTCATTTCTCAAATATTCGTATCTTGATATTTTAAGATGATCTTGTTTAGGATCAATATCAAGAGGATATGCAAATAACTCATTAGGAATGCCTGTCCTTTCGCCTCTTTTATAAGATGCATAGGCGCTCGCAGGGCCTGGTGCAAGACTTGGATTTGAAAGACCGTTATTTCTATTTGGATAGTCCGTTTCTTTTAAATTTTCTTTATTATCCTTTTTTTCTTTCTCGTAAAATGCATCTAATTCATCTTGTGAAGGGATTTCTGTTTGTGAGTCATATGAATCTTTATTTCCACCATATCGATTAAAGTTAAAAGCTGTTAAGGCATCATCTGTTTGGGCTAGATTTTTGAACCGATTAGAATCTGGGTTGATAATTGTTGGATTAGTTGGATCTGAGTGATCAAAAATTCCAATTATTTTACCAAGACTATCGAACTCATAGGAAATTCCATTTATTACTTTACTTTTTGCCATTAGTTTGTGTTGTAAATTCTACTTCGTGGAACACTAATTCCTCTCATATCGACAAATTTTTCAGTGGGTAACTGTGCCACATCTATCCATTCTGTGTCTGGAATACGATATGGTTGACCTCTAACACCAGTGTAGAGATATTTATGCAGAGTTCGACGAGGAACTGCGACTGCACCCTGAGCAGAGTTATTTAGTAAGCTCATCGCAAGTTCTTCTCTTTGACTTAATTTAACATAATGAAGATTACAACCAAGAAATCCACCTGATCTCATTTCAATGACATATGATAAAGGATACATGTCATAATATGGTTGTTTTGTTTGTGCTTGGTATGTGAAAAAATATAATTGACCAGCAGCAAACCCACTCGTATCTGCAGCGTCATCATCGAAGTTTGTAGATCCAAGTTCTTGAATTAATTGATTACGAAAGAAATCTTCATTCACTTGACCACTAACTCTATCTAGTATGTTTTGTAGAATGCTCATCGGATTCCCAATTCTTTTTCAGTCATGATTTTGAATTCTAATTTACGATCTGCACAAAACTCTTTAGCTGCTTTCCACTTTGCTTGATTTTTAACGTATGTCAAAGATTCGTTTATCATTGTTTTTCTTGATTTACCCTTTGTTGTTTTTGGTTCAAGAGTTTCTCTCATTGGTTTAACTTCAATCACTGATCTGCGAATATTACTATCCTTATCTTTATATTTGATAAAAAAATCAGGAAAATATCTGCGAACACGATTAGTTGTTGGATCTAAATAAGGAATCCAAAATTCTTCAGACGCCCATTCAAGTATATTTTCATTCAAATCGCAATAATTCATAAATTTTCTTTCCCACAAAGACCTATAAATAATATTTTGAGAGTCCCCTTTATATTTTTTGGGATTAGATGGCCTATATATTCCTTTATAGCTCATATATAGTAATAACAAGTTAAGCTTATTTATTGTGTCAGAAAATAATTTATTTCCAAGAAAAAAAGACATCTTTCAAAAAAGTGTGAAAGATGTTCGGAATCTTGTTGGTCGGCCCTCGTTCGATACACAATTTCAAGTTATATTTTCATTTGGAAATTATCAAAGATGGTTAGAGGCAGTTGGAGGTGATATTGCTAGGGCTAGGACAAATGGGTTAGATTTTAAAGAAAAAATGTCAATAATGTGTACTGAAGCAGAATTGCCAGGCACATCTTTTCAAACCAGTCTTGCGGTTGGTCATCATCAAGGTATTCAAGAGGAGTTTCCAAATCTTAGACAGTTTCCTCCACTCAATTTAACATTTTATCTTGATGCGGATCATGTAATTTTAGAGGTTTTAGAAACATGGATGACATTCATCAATCCAATTGAAAAGGGTATGAAAAGAAATTTAAATGCTTTTGGTCGTTTTAATTATCCAGAAGAATACAAAGAAATTTTACATATTACTAAGTTTGAGAAAGATACTTTCAATGATAAACCTCAGAGATCAAGAAATAATCTTGAGAGAGGTTTACCACCTGTTCCAAGAGATAAAACTCAATCAAAATTGACATCTTATGAGTTTGTCAACGTTTGGCCTACTAACTTACAATCGATGAGAGTTGCCTATGGTGAGACAGCTGTGTTAAGATGTAGTGTGCAGTTAGCATATGATAGATACTTTACGAAGTTTCATTATGATGATTCACTTTCATCTGTGGAAAATACACCGTTTAATTTATCAAATGATGTGCTACAGGCAGATCCAGATCAGAATAGACCTTGGTGGTTAAACACTCTAAAAACAGCTGCCCGTTTAACTCCTATGGGTGCTGGATTAGAGCTTGGCAAACGACTTTATAACAATTTATTTAATTAACATATTATGCCTTTACCAACGATTGCAACTCCAACTTATGAGTTGACTTTACCATCAACAGGTAAAAAAGTAAAATACAGACCATTTTTAGTAAAAGAGGAAAAATTATTAATATTAGCACTTGATTCAAAAAATCAATTTGAAATTACAAATTCTGTAAAAGATGTAATAAGAAAATGTGTTCTTACAAAAGGAATAAAAGTTGATGATTTACCCACTTTTGATATTGAATACTTATTTTTAAATATTCGTGCAAAATCAATTGGTGAAGATATCAATTTAGTTGTAACTTGTCCAGATGATAAAAAAACTGAAGTTCCAGTGACGATATACGTTGATGAAATTGAGGTAATCGAGTCAAAAGAACATAGTAAGGATATAACTCTTGACAAGGATATGACTCTTAGAATGAAATACCCCTCTTTAAATCAGTTTGTTGAAAATAATTTTGATGTAGAAGATACCCCACAAACCACGGTTAATAAAACCTTTCAATTAGTGGCAGACTGCATGGAAACTGTATTTACAAAAGAAGATGCTTGGGATTCAAACGATTACTCTCCAGAAGAGAGAATGCAATTTATAGAACAGTTGAGTTCAAAACAATTTAAAGAAGTAGAGAAATTTTTTGCGACAATGCCTAAATTATCTCACACTATTGAGGTAACAAATCCAAACACTAAAAAGAAAAGTAGCATTGTTTTGGAGGGTCTAGCCGATTTTTTCGGCTAAGTATTGCAAGAGAGGATTTAGAGACATACTATCGAATTAATTTCGCCCTCGTGCAATACCATAAATATTCATTAACTGAGATTGAAAACATGATGCCTTGGGAGAGAGAAGTTTATTTGGCTCTCTTACAAGATTATATTGAAAGTGAAAATTTAAAGAGACAACAAGAAGAAGGTGTCCAAAGGTATGGATGAAGAACAGGAGATTCTCCAATCAAGTATAACACAAGGCGACAAAATTTCTATTGATAGTTTTTTTGGATCACCGATTGGTGGATTGGCTAATCGTGCCATAATGCAATCAAACAGTAGTCTAAAATCTTCAATGACAAATCGTGGTTTAATCGCATCTCTACAAGCGAGCATTGAATTACTTAAGACTCAGGTACGACAAATAACAAACTATGTTCTTATTGATAGACAAGAAAGAAATAAACTAATAAAACAAAGAGAAACACAAGATTTTCAAAGAGAAGATGATATACAAAAAGGAATAGTATCACCTGAGAATGCTCAACCAACAGGTTTAGAAGATTCTCTACCATTTTTCCCTGAGAATCGATTCTCTCAAGGTTTAACAGCTGGTATGTCAAGTATTGGTGAACCTAAAGGTGTTGCCAAATTTCAACAAGAGGTTGGACAAGAGGTTGAAGGTTCAACACCCTTTTTCTTTGGTGGTCTTGTGCCTGGCAGAGGTAATGCTGATACTGTTAATGCTAAATTAACGCCTGGTGAATTTGTTGTTCCAAAGAACACCGTTGAAAATTTTAGTCCTAATTTCTTTGAGGGTTTAACTGCTTCAAAACCACAAACTAATTCATCAGGAAATATAGTTGTGATTGGTGGTAAAGAAATAGATTTGAGCAAGGTGGGGCCTAAAACGAAAAAATATTATGAAAAGATTCTTATGAGAGAGAATCTATCAAAAAACCTTAAGGAAGAGGGTATTGATGTAGAATTTACGCAAGGTGAAGATGGAACAATAAGTGGTGCTTCACAAACTGGTGGTGAGCCAGGTCAGATTGTCTCCTCCACAGGAGAAACAAATAAGGAAAATAAAGGATTTTTTAGTAAATTATTTGGCGGTAAAAAGAATGAAAATGTCAAAAAGAATGATTATTTTGTAAATCCAGAAGATGCTACTAATATGTCGGATGCTCCGAGGTATGTTAAAGACGCAGTCGGTAACTTTGATGTAGCCCCTACTACCGAACAATTAACTAAAGGTTTCTCAACATATGATGATGACTTTACTAAATCAGAGAAGAAAGAAAATAAAGGAATATTTGGTGGATTATTTGGTGGTGGTAAGAAAGAGACACAATCTGGATTCTCAAAAGAAAATTATGACATGGGGAGACTCTCTAGAAAGGATTTTAAAAATGATGAAGATTTTGAATTCTACAAAAATCAGTTTGGAGATGTCTTTGACGTAGACTCTGTAGACTCTGTAGACTCGGTTAAGTCTGATGATAAGAGAGGTTTGTTTGGTATGATTGGTGGATCTGTAGACGCTGCTACTGGTGGGTTGACTGACTTAGATCGTAGAGGTGGAAAACCATTTGGTTTAATGAGAGGCATCACTGGAACTATAGACGCTGCTACTGGTGGGTTGACTGACTTAGATCGTAGAGGTGGAAAACCATTTGGTTTAATGAGAGGCATCACTGGTTCTATTGATACCATGACAGGTGGATTGACTGACTTAGATCGTAGAGGTGGTAAACCATTCGGAACCATGAGATTAGCGACTGGTATGGCTGATGCTATGACAGGAAATATGTTTGATTTAGATAGAAGAGGAGACGGAAAACAAAAACAACTACGTCCATCCGAAGATCCTAGTCACCCCATGTATCAGAAAATACAAAAATTAAAAAATCAAAAGGATCAAATCCCAATGAAAACCACCGTAAATCCTGATGGGTCAATTTCAAGTGAAGGATCTGGAACACTTATTGGAGGTGAATTAGTAGAGCCTGGGAAACCGTTAACTGAAAAACAAAAAGCAGCTAAGGCTATGGGAATATTAATGGGTAACACAGAAGATAGTGTTAAAGCTGCTCCTAGTGAATCTATAAAAGAAACCTCTCAAAATGTAATGTCACCACCGCCACCACCAGAGTCAGAAACAATTGAATTACCACCGCAAATTCAAGGAGATAGTGGCGGTGATAACTCTATT